GCCGAGAAGCGGGGCAAGGAGTTGCCACCGATGCTCAAGAAGGCGTTGGAATCAGTCCAACAATCACCCAATGCAAGGGAAGCAGAGGAGGATGCAGCCACGAAGCCTTGATGGAAATCGAGGCGGTTCACGAAGCCTCTGTTTTTAGGATGCAGACAATAGCCGGAAGCCTGTCTGCAAGGGATTTCAAGGGCTTTGACAGGGGCGATATGCACCAGTTGTCAAAGCTGGTTCCAATCCCAGAAAAAGATGTGGTTGGTTGCTTGAGCGATGGCGCACACATGGGGGGTGGGTTGAATGGTCAGGATGCCTACACTGGCAGGATTCTTGCTTGTGGCTCGGTACTCTACGAAAACCACCCCAACGACAGCCGTGTGACCGGACCGCACGAAGTTGCACCCAGTTGTGTTTCAAGGTTTGGAACCGGCGGTGGCAATGTGCCGTTGGTGCAGGAGGCGGTTGCGTTTCAAGAATCTGAACTCCGCCTAACTGGAAAAATTACCGAGCAGAAGGTCGTCCCGACCTTAAAGGCCGGAACCAAGGGCGGGGATACGGAGCCGAAGGTGGTGGCGTTTGAGCCTGGCATCGCCGCAAGAGAGGGCAACGAAAGCAGGTTTGTTGAGGAAATGTCTCCCACGCTTCGGAAGGACATGGGGGATAATCAGGTGGCGGTAGCTATGAGGGAGTCTGGTCAGGGTTATTGGATGGAAGACAGCAAGGCTGGGACGCTTCGAGCAGAGGGCGAGAATAGGCCAAGCAGACCAAGCAATGTAATTGCTCAACCAGTATCCGTCGATACGTACAATCAAGCACTACAAGACAAGGCCGTACCAATCCGCTCAACCGCCTCGGATGTATGTCACACCGGCGGGGTTATCAATCCCAAGGACAGGATGGCCGTCCGCAGGCTCACCCCGAAGGAATGTGAAAGGCTCCAGGGCTTTAGTGATGACCACACGTTGATCCCCTGGAGAAACAAACCAGCCGATCAATGCCCAGATGGTCCAAGGTACAAAGCCCTTGGCAACTCGATGGCCGTGCCGTGCATGCGGTGGATCGGGGAAAGGATAGACAAATGTCAAAACGCAAAATAGTCCTGCCGTGGATTCCAGACAAGGGATGCGTCAAGGTTGTCGGGTTTGACGACTGCATCATCGGTCTTGCCGAAATGTACGGCGTTCAGGACAGGCTTGCATACGACATGGATCTTGTCCTCAAGAAGCTGATGAAGGAGATGGGCATGAGCCGTCTCGATGCGGAGGATTATTTCTACTACAACATATTTTGTTTTGTTGACGAAACCAATCCTGTCTTCATAACAAGGTCGGAGATTATAAAGGAGAAGAAGAAATGAATGTGAGGAAGGAAATGATAAAAGAAATAATGACAGCCTTGCCGGAGAGCGAGCTTGAGAATCTTTGCAAACTTGAGCTTGATGACTTGGCAAAGTGTTATGTTGCGGTTGTTTCAACCAAAATGGAGAACTCAAAATGAAACTATGGAAGAATCAAACCAACGCCATCCACAAGGTCGATGACCAGATGCTTTTCCCGCGCAACACCTATATGTTGCCCGACGAGCTTACCGGTCCGATGTGGGAGGATGCCGTGCCGTGTCCACACAAGATCAAGCCGTACTATCCCGGCCGTGCGACAGGAGGGGCGACGGCGGTGTACCGAGCCGGAGCCATCGGGGATGCAATCATCACGACCGCTTTTGTGCATTACCTGGTCAACGAATCCGGCGGTTGCGTGGATGTGTACGCTCCGGCTAGGAACCTTCCGCTCTACGCCGGACTAGGAGCCAAGCTGTTCCCGCTCCCGCCCACGCTGGAGGCTTGGGAATCCTACGACGCTCACCTACCCACGGACGACCTGTTCAGCGGTCAGGTTGGCAATACCAAGCTGGGTACTGGTCCCGGCAACTGCTACGACCGGATCTACACTTGGATGAACGCCGGAGATGTTGATCCCAAGTACAAGCGTCCGCATCTTTACCTAATCGAGCCGGATCACAAGGAGCTTATGGAGATGGGCAAGTGGCCGATCAAGGGTGACTACTTTGCCTACCATGTCTCCAGTTCCGGGCCGACCCGCACCTACCCTCCCAAGCAGGGGCAGGATGCGGTGCTGGCGTTGCTGGAGGCGTTCCCCAATCACAAGGCCGTCATTATCGGGCTGGACAATAGCAATAACTTCAAGGTAGACCACCCCCGCGTGATCGACCTATTCAACACGACCAAGCAGTTCCGCTCGCTGTTCCCGATTGTGAGCGGAGCCGACTTTGTGGTCGCACCGGACAGCAGTGTCAACCATGTGGCCGCCGCCTTCGACACGCCTTGTGTGTCGCTTTGGGGGAGCTATGACCCGGAAGATCGGATGATTTATTACCCCAAGAACATCTCGGTCTTCAAGCCGGACACCTGTCCGCACGCTCCGTGCCGACCCCATGCGGGTTTACCGCAGGCCAAGTGCAAGGATGCGACCAACAAGACCAAGGGTACGCAATACTGGTGCAATGCCCTTCGCAACATCACCGCCCAGGATATCGTCGAAGCGGCGAAGAAAGCGATGGAACTTGAAGTATAATTTAATGCCGGAAGTGGTACGCAGGGAGATCCTGCGGCGGGTTAACGAGCGACGGTTCACGCTCCCCCTGATGGACGCATCACTGGGTTGTTCACCTCTTGAATCATCCGGCATGAATTTCTGATATGAACGAGAACCAGCGCAAAGCCGAAGCCATCGTGGGTCAGGTGGATTGGCAGTCCGAAAACCACGGACTATGCCATTGCCCAGGAGAGGCCACGCACACCAGCCATACAAGGCTTCGTGATACAACCGTGTTCGTGGATGGAGTGCCGACGATCTTCTGCTGGCACACCTCCTGCATTGCGTACCGCGACGAAGCCAACCGAAGGTTGCGCCGTGCGATACTGAACGACGGCTTTGGCAGACCGATCCAGCAATCGGATAATCCAGTGAAACTGGTGATCGAGAAAGATCCAGAGAGCGAGATAATTGATAGAATCAAGACGATTGCCGAATCGAATAAGAGCCGATATTTGACCCACTACAATTGGGACCCGGCGGATATGTACGAGGAGAGTCCGGTCAAGCTGGACGATCCGGCGGATGATTACCACCGCTTCCTGACATTGTGGCAACCGAGCGACCTGATCTGGATCGGGGACGTTAAGGACAGCGGCAGGCATCCGCAGAACTTCCGCAGGGCAGATGAGTGGATGGGCTTGCCATCGCCTGTGGGCAACTTCACGACCGGAGCGGTGTTCGTGCCGGGATGCGTCAGCCGTTCCAACGAGAATGTGGATGCCAGGGTTTACCTGGTCGTCGAGTCCGACACGCTGACCAAGCCACAGATGGGAGCGGTGTTCCAGCTTATGCGGGATTTGTTCAGGATGAAGATGTATGCGGTGGTTGACACCGGTGGCAAGAGCCTTCACGGGTGGTTTGAGAACCCGCCCAAGAAGGAATGGACGGAGCAATTAAAGGCTTTCCTTGTGCCGCTGGGGTGCGATCCTGCAACATTCAAGCCAAGCCAGCCGGTAAGGATTCCGGGGGCAAAAAGAAACGACACAACCTACCAGAGTTTTCTCTGGTTTTGCAAGGAGGGGAAATGATAGAACCAGCCGTGGGATTGGGAGTGAAACAGGCCGTTGACCAATGGCCGCCGATCAAGAGGTATGAGGATCTTGTCAAGGAAACCCTGCCGGAGCCGGAGGTGCTGATCGAGGGTATGTTGCACCAAGGGGGGAAGTTGCTCCTTGGCGGTGGAAGCAAGGCTTTCAAAAGCTGGAGCTTGATCGACTTGTCACTCAGTCTGCACACCGGCACGGATTGGTGGGGCAACAAGTGCCGTAAGAGCCGGGTGTTGTTCATCAACTTCGAGATTCAGGAGTGGAGCTTTAGGAACCGCCTGGCCGATGTCATCAAGGCCAAGAACCTGACATCCGAACAGGTCAAAGACTTCGATGTCTGGACGCTCCGGGGCTATGCCGCAGACCTTACCTTCATCCGCCCGATCATTGAGAAGCACATCCAGGGGAGGGGCTACCAGGCCATCGTCCTAGATCCAAACTATATGCTGATGGGCGACCGCGATGAGAACAGTGCGGGCGACATGGCCAGCCTTATGAACGAGCTTGAGGCACTGGCGACCAAGCACAACCTGTCAGTCATCCTGTCCCACCACTTCGCCAAGGGCAATGCCTCCTCCAAGGAGGCCATTGACCGCTTCTCGGGGTCGGGGGTGTTTGCCAGGAACCCCGACAGCCTTGTGGTACTGACACCCCATGAGGAGGACGAGCGTACCTTCACTTGTGATGTCACGCTCCGTAACTTCAGCCCAATGGACCCATTTGTCATCCAGTGGCACTACCCCCTGTTCCGGCCCAACTATGCCTTAAACCCTGACAACCTAAAGAGGCCGGGAGCCAAGCCTGTCATAGGTGACGAGCGGTTCCTGTCAGAGATGGGTTGCAAGGGCTGGCAGGCATCCGACCTATGCCGTCACATCATGGACAAGTGCAAGATATCAGAGAGAACCTTCTACCGGCATCTAAAACGGCTAACAAAGGCCAATAAGATATTGCTGGAGAAGGACTTGTATACTGCCAACCAAGCCAGCTTCTAGCTGTCAGTTCAGGCTGTCATTTTAATGCCATTTACTCTACTGCCATACCCTTATATATATAAGGGAAAAGACAGTTCCGAGGAACCAAGGGGAGGGGTAACTCCTAGGTCGTTACCCTCCCCTCCCCTGCGGTTGGTTCCGAGGAAAATCCACTGCCTGGTGTTACCAAGAAAAGAAAAGCTGGCAGCAGCTCCTACACGCGCCCTTGGGCGTGGGGGGTGGGTGTGGTATACTAATGGAATGAAGCCCGGATTGTATGCCAATATTAACCGCCGCAAGCGGCTTGGTATCTCTAGGCCAAAGAGCAAGTCCACTATCAGCCCTAAGACATGGCGTATTATGAAGGCCAAGAAGGGCGGCTTCAGTGAGAAGCCCAAGGGTTGACCTAGCCTGGGCGTATATAGAGCTTCTCCTTACAGAGAACTCGCGCCTACATAAGACCATAGCCAAGGTCGATAGGCTTTGCGGTGATATACTGGCAGATTGCTCTAGGGAGGTTTATGAGGCCAATATGGTGAGCCTTACTGACGACCTTGAGGATCTTGCGAAATTTCTTGAGATACACCAGGAAAAGATTAAACTGCTGGCAGGAGCGTTAAACCAATGAACCCAAGAAACCTACCTTGTAACAGCCCACGGCGTACCCCAGGGGGGTCGAAGAAGTTTGTTGTCCGGGCTTGCTCTGGCGGCAAGTCAAAGACCATCCGCTTTGGCGACCCCAAGATGAAGATCAAGAAGTCCATACCCAGCCGTCGCAAAAGTTTCCGGGCTAGACACCGGTGTGACAGCAATCCACCCAGCAAAACTACTGCAAGATACTGGAGTTGCCGCAAGTGGTGAAAAAAGACTCCACAATGCCCCGCAATCGAGCGGAAATGGCCCTACAATCGACGATTACCAGCCATAAGGTATCCCATACCACCCAATCAAAGATACGGCCTTTTAAGAGCAAATTGCCAGAATCCCTTGGAAATAGGGCTTGTTGTGTTTCGATTGGAAAGTAATTTCCAGTTTCCAGATTCCCCCTTATAGAAGGTTTTCCAGTTTCCAGATTTTCCCTTATAGGGGGTTTTTGAATTAACATTACCAGGACCGGAAGTTAAAAATTTTTTCAATTCCTACAAATCATATAGTAATTGTAGGATTTCCCCTATCTTAAAAAAATATGCCAAAAACTTTTAGGGATAGGCAGCCTCCGCATACAACACATAAAAAATATCGGCATATAATTTTATGATCTTACCCCGGAAGCGTTGGGGTGGTTAAAAAATAAGGGAAATTTTTTATCACATCATCCCGGCAGCAATCTTTGCACATAAAAATCTTTGACAATTTTTTATGCCATCCACCCGGCCACATATAAATTGATAAAAAGATTAAGCATTTTTTTATGCCACTTACCCGGCCACATATGAATTGATAAAAAAATTTGGAAGTTTTTTATATGGTTCCCCTGGGCATCCCTGGAAAGCCGGTTCCCTAATCAAATCAAACTTGCTTAAAAAATATGCAAGAAATTTTATCAATTCCACCCCGGCAGCAGATCTCCCGGCTTTCGCTTAAAAAATCATTTTACTCTGTACGCACCCCCGCACCATTGACCCTCAAATGAAATCAAAACGCATTAAAACGAATCGTAGAGCGATTTTTTAAGGATGATCCAAAAATAAAAAAGGCGGGAGGAATGACCCCCCGCCCTTTGTTCTTTAATATCTTTTTACTTCCTAGTCACTAGCCATACAAAGGCGGTCAAGATCCCGCCCAAGATTAGGCCGTGAAGGAATACGATTGGTGCATTAAACTCCATATATTTCCTCCTCCTTTCCTTCCGGCTTCCCGCCGGATGTTCCATTTATGCTTTCAATACCGCCGTCAAAGTAACCTTCTTTATATCCGGCGTTGAAATCTGCCGATTCGCCGGAAAAAACTTCCTCCATCTTTCCGGCCACCGCATCTTCCCATCCAGTTTGATAACCATCCTCCCATTGTTCGGAGTACTTTGTTACTCCCCCTTCATAGTCGGGAAATAATTCCTTCTCCTTGGATTTTTTCTCAAACTTCTTTGGGTAGGAGTATGAGGAATAACCGCCGTAAGAAGATCCCAAACTTAAGGAATCTTTGTACCCATAGCTCCGGCGTGGCATCGGATTTACCTTTGTTTTGGATGTTATCTCGCCGTTTTTGCATACTACCGCCCTATCCGGCTTCAGCATCCAAGGAGCGTTGGGTGATTCGTCAAATAGGCTGGCAAGTTCCGAGACATCCCGCAAAGATGTTCCGGCAACTATGCCATTCCTCACCTTGCAAATATGCAAGGAAGGGGTTTCGTCCCGATATAGGGTCAACTCTCCCCCTTGTTTTAGGATCATAATTCCAGCATATCCCGAATAGTGTTTCTCCAATTCCTCCCATCCATTGCCGATGGTGAAGGAATTAAAGAGATCTTCCGAATCGCAAGTTCCCATCTTCTTCCTTCTCTCTCCTTTATATTCCACGATGCCATTGTGGATTAAGGCGAGATCATCATTGACGAAGGGGTGGGTATTGTTAACCCCAAGATCATTCGTGGATGTTCTGCCGTGGAAGATTCCAGCCGTGCAAGGCCGAATCTTGCCCTTTGATTCGTAGGGAACATTGACGACATCTTCCCACGATTCGGGACTCTGATACTGATACCCCAAGAGGGTTCCAGTGGTTAGCCGGAGAGATGTTATCCCTCGGATGTCACCGCCGGATAGAGCGTATCCGAATCCATCCTTTTGATCTTTGAGAAGATCCCTCGCCTTGGCGATGATCTCAAAGAGTTTTTCTTGTTCGATTTTTTTTGATACTGAGAATGCGAGCATCTTGCACATATATTTGCTTCCTTTCCTTTGTTTAACTGATTGCCATTCCATCAGTGAGATGAAACTTTCCAAGGTTTGCAAACTTCTCCCGCAAATTGTGGGCTTCGCTTGGGTGAAATTGCCGGAATCGTTTCCAAACGTAGGCACGTAATGCCTCCGGCAATTTTTCCATTTCCAACAAGTTTGCAATGTCAATTTGCAAATAGTCCAAGCTGAACTCCTTCGCATTGTTTAACGCAATGCGGTCAATTTCCGTGCAATCGCAAATCCATTGGCAAAGGTTGACCCATCCTAGGATTTTATAAAAATCCAGCGTTCCTCCGTGGAGCCGTACTTCTATTGTCTTGTGTTCATCATAGGCCGGAAGGAAATTGATCATCCGATACCTATTCGTGGAATGTCTGTATTGTTGGGTTGGGTGCGTGGGAATGGGCTGATTTTTGACGCAATAGTTATTGGTCAACCTAGAAGGTGCGACTAGCTTCATTAAGGCCGGAAGTGTTTTAATCAAACGCTTCGCCCTTTTGCTGGCCGTCAAATAACTTACTCCCCTTTGGTCGAGGTGAATGTGCATCCCACAAGACGAATTTACGCACCCGCCGTGGTTAATAAGTTTATCTGTCACCTTCTTCAGCCTCATCGGAGAATTTTGGCTAATTGTCACCTTAACTTCAGCAGATCCATTCGTTTCTGAATTGGTGCGGATGGAGCCATCATCGCACATTGTCACCATAAATGTGCCAAGATCCCTCGCCTTGGGCATCTCATCCTTTTCGTCAAAGATGCATTCCATCTCTACCGAGATCAGTTTGCCTTCCATATTCTTAAAGAATTTGTCGGCAAAACTAGGTGCATCTGTCCGGCCAGCGTTTTTAATTCCCCATCGGATATGCTCGAATTGTCTCCTTGTCAGCTTGTTCGCTTGTTCGCTCCAGCTTAACTTCCTCCATTCGAGGAATCGGTTTGCGACATCTTCTCCCCAATTTTCCTTAAACTTTTGGAAATAAAACAATTCCCTTTGAGCTTTGCCGGAAACTTTGACCCTCCCGGCTTGGGTGCTGATTGTGTTGCTTTGCATATTTCGATATTGGCAAAGGATGCCAATATCGGTCAATACCTAATTTCTGCCTATCTCCTGGCCGTGGTATACTGAATAGGTGGAGAACGAAATTAGCTTTGATCCCCCCGAACCAAAAGCAACTGGCCGCCCGGCTAAGTATGATAAAAAAATCCTTGAAGATCTTTTAAGATATATCCGAGCCGGTTTAACTTGGGAGAAGGCATCGGAAGCCGTAGGCGTGAATGAAGGAACAATTAGATCGTGGATGGCTAGAATCCCCTCCTTTGCCGAGGCTATAAAAAAAGCAAGGCGAGAACTAGAGACGAATTTACTTAATTCTGTAAACGAATCTGGTGCAAAGTCCTGGCAGGCAAGGGCTTGGATGTTGGAAAGGGTGTTTGGTTATTCTGCTCCCTCCTCCCGCTTGGACATAAAATCCGAGGTGAATCACGGCCTTTCCCCCAACTTGGCAAACCTTCTCGCCGGAATCCATTCCAAGCCAACAACTTCCATTAAGCCTGCACAAGTTATTGATACTCAACATATTGAATACAATGGCAATTGTGCGACAAATAAAACCCCCGAAAAAATTGAAGATTCCCCACGCCTGGTTAAATTAAATAAGCGTAAAGCTATAAGGCAGAGGAAGTTACGACTGACCACTACGACACCCTGCCCGGCAGCCCCCGCCGCGGAAAACAAGTCACTATACCCCCCAGAGAAAATCGACCAAAAACAAAAAGAAGATGCCGAAGCCCCCGAAGCGAAAACAAAAGAGTCCTGAAGAAATAATTCAGGAGATCTCTACGCCAGAGGGATTTGCAAAGCATATCCTTGGGCTATCTCTTTACCCCTGGCAGAAGGGCGTACTTAAAGATCTGGCGCAACAAGACGCTAGGGTAGCCCTAAGAGCCGCAAACGGCTCCGGCAAGACCAGCACGGTTATAGCCTCAATTCTATTGTGGCATTGCTTCTGTTATAGGAAAAGCCTTTCAGTAACCACCGCCGGTGTATTCCGGCAAGTGGAATCCCAGCTTTGGCCTGCAATGCGATCACACGTATCCAAGCTAGGGGCCGGGTGGGAGGTCACATCTGGGGAGATACGCTTCATACACCAAAGTGGGGATGTAAGCCGTATCATCGGATACTCGGCAACAGACCCAGGGCGTGCTGAAGGATGGCACGCCGAAGACCACAAATACCACCCCCTTCTTATGGTTGTGGACGAAGCCAAGACCGTTGCCGACCCATTGTTCGAGGCCATCAGCCGGTGTCAGCCTACCCGCCTACTAATCGCATCCAGCCCAGGCGGATCGAGCGGTGCTTTCTATCGAGCCTTTACCAAGGAGGCCGATATGTGGAAGAAGCACGCCGTGACTGCCTTTGATTGCCCCCATATCACCCCGAAGCAGATCGAGGAGGTCATCCAGCGTTACGGCGAGAAACACCCCTTAACCCGCTCGATGATCTACGGCGAGTTTGTGGATATAGGCAACGAAAGCCTTATTATCAATCTTAACCAGTTGCAAAACTGCATTACCAGCCCACCGGACTTCAAGCCCGGAACCAAGACCGCCGGGGTGGACTTTGCCGCCGGAGGTGACTGCAACGTGCTTTGCGTGCGGGACGGAAACAAGGTTTTGCCCCTAATTGCCTGGCGCGAAAGGGATACCATGTCCGCCGTGGGCCGTTTCATCGTCGAGTTCAAGAAGCACGGCCTAAAGGCCGAAGACATCTATGCCGACGCAAGCGGCCTTGGCATGCCTATGTGCGATGCGCTGGCCGAAGCCGGATGGGAGGTCAACAGGGTAAACTTTGGTTCCACCGCCTACGACCCCGAAGCCTACACCAACCGAGCCTCCGAGATGTGGTATGGGATGGCAAAGAAGATCGAGGCCGCCGAAATCATCCTGCCTGAGGACGACGAACTGACGGCGCAACTGACCTGTCGCCGTAGCTTGGTCAATTCCAAGGGCAAACTCGGAGTCGAGTCCAAGGACTCAATGAGGTCCAGGGGACTCGCCAGCCCGGATCGGGCCGATGCCCTTGCCCTCTGCCTTGATGGTGGTAATATCAGTTTCGACTTGACCTTTCC